GTCGTAAACAAAATCATATCTTGATTCAAAGTTTTCGATTATATTTTTAAATTTCCCTTTTGATTTAGTTGTCCTTTATCAATCGTAATCACAAAATATATAGCATATGAAAATTTTTAGCAAATTGACAGATCTTGAAAAATATCTTTCTTACTTAAATGATACATTACCTTACTTTGCAAAGTTTGATCCAAAACGAGCAGCTAATGTAAGTTGGTTAAATTCTAAGAAAAGTGCTACTTTCTTGTATGAACCTGTTTTTATTAAACTCTTCCATTGTGAGAGTATTATTAAACAGATTGCTAGTTTATCGGGTGACCCTGCTAAGGTTAGTAATTTAAATAGAATTGAAACTATAAAATTACTTACGTCAAGCGATGATTTACGACTTGACGAAAGTCTCACTCACAAAGTACTAGCCGAAATGGCTGACTTGCTACTGTTGTCTGGTAGAAAGTATAAAACAGTGAGCCCGTCTGACGCTTTTGATAGTTTACCTCAGAATACAAGCAGTAGCTTTCCTTCTTTTCGTAGACCTAAATCATTAGTAAAGAGCGACGTCTGTGCTTTAATCCATCAATTGATACGAACACCCAAGTTAAAAGTGTTTCATAACTTTCCGATATCAGTTAATTGGAGAACGCAAGTATCATCATCTATAAAGCTAAAATACAGGCAATTTTACCCATTTCCGGCTTTAGTTGCTGTATTGGAAAAGATGATTTTCAATGGTATTTTCTCTCACTTTGAGAAAAGTCAGATGACACCTTACTGCATGTCTAATACGTTCGAGCATCTTTCCAAACGATACGTTAAATGGCAAACAAAAAGGCACATTTATTCAATCGACTTCAAATCTTTTGATCAAAAGATTGAGAACATTCTTCTGCGCACATTGTTAAATTTTTTATCTACTAAAATTTCTCTCCGAGTGCATGACATTGACATTTTAGATAGTATAATTAGTTATCATTGTAATTGCCTGATTATATCCAGTATTAATGGTGAAACATGTATGTTCCGGAAGAAGAGAGGTTTAATGAGTGGTTCAGCACTAACTAATTTACTGGGTAGTATGGTTAATTTATTCACCTTATTATATTTAAATAGACTATACAAGCTTGACGTTGACAAATCTTCAATATCAATTTTAGGTGACGACATCGTATTTGCCTCTGATAGGAAATTATCTATAAATACTTTAGCCCTCTATTATCAAAAACATTTCAATCTTGAAATATCAGTAGAGAAGTCAAATATCTATTCTCCTGGTGAACAAGTTTATTTTCTAGGTCATAATTTTGATCAAAATGGAAGATACTTAAATAATGCGAAGACAGTAGTTCAACTGTGCATAAGTGAGAACTATATCCCAGAAGAGATTCTATCTACCAACGATAGGATTTGGAGTAAATTTTGTTCTATTCTGTTCAAGTGTAGTGATGGTGAGCAGTTCTTCGATCACTACAAGCTTAGATTGATGAAGATATTAAAGCTCAAGAAGCCAATCGGATACTACTATACACTTTTCAATAGTGATGGAGATATGTATAAAAAATTTGAGTTTGAGAGTTACAAATCCAATGGATGGAGGTCACAATAGTGATGAAAAGGGAGCAACCCC